TATTACAGAGCCATTTGACTTTACATTGATTCCAGGTGGAGTACAGCGTTTCATTATGCAGATGATTAAGCCTGCAAGCAATGATAATCTTTCAGTATTTGCCCGTTTGAAATTAGCAGATAACTCAGGAACAGTACTTTCAACTATTGGTGATTCAGATACAGTCTTGACTGGTTGGAATGGTGCAGCAGCACCAGTAATTACAGAAACAGATATCACTCTACCAACAACAGCAGTATCAGTTGGACAAAGAATGATTGTTGAGATCTATGGTGTTAATGGTGATGCAACAGCACATAATTATAGTTTTGTAACAGAAGGAACTACACACTACTCATATGCCGTTACAACTCTTGAAGCAGCAGCAGGCCCATCAGGACCTACTGGAGCAACAGGTGCTACTGGGCCACAAGGCGTAACTGGTGACACTGGCGCAACTGGTGTAACTGGTCCCGTTGGTGCTACTGGTCCAACTGGGCCTCAAGGAGTTACTGGAGACACTGGGCCTACAGGCGTTACTGGTGTTACAGGACCTACTGGAGATACAGGTCCTACTGGTGCGACAGGTGCAACTGGACCAGTCTTTACTGGTTATGACAGAGAAATCCATGTGTCAGGAACTGACGGTAGCGATGTAACTGGAAACGGTGATTTAGTAAATCCTGTTGCAACAATTACATATGCTTTGACTCTTGCAACTACAACAAGAGCAACAATTGTTGTACATCCAGGTACTTATACTGAAAATCCTACATTACCAGCAATAACAGGATTAAATATTACTTCTGCTACTGGCGAGGCTGGTGGCAATAGTGCGACGGTAATTAGTGGAACACTAACTGTTGGAAGCACTGCTAATAATACAACAATTCAAGGAATTGCAATTACAACTCTTGATGTTACAGGTACTGCAAGTGCAAATCTATTTGATTGTAATATTAATGGAGCAATAAATAAGAGTTCTTCTGGATCATTGCTTGTAAAGGGATTAAGAATTTCAACCAATGTTGTTAATATTACTGGCCCAGGTCTTGTTCGTATTGATGACTCAACTACTGGCGGAACAGTAACAGTAAATAATGCTGGTGCAATAGTAGTCTTTAAGAATGTAAAGAATGTTTATTTCCCAACATTAACCAATGGAATTGTTTATTTCGTAGATTCATCAATTTATGGTGGCGGAACTTATGCAATAACTCAGGCTGCAGGACAAGTATATTTATTTAATTCTCAGGTATTTAATTCAACAGGTTCAGCACCTAATGCAGTTGATTTTAATGGTCAATATTTAATAATTAACTCTACATTAAATTATTCTTCTTCTGATTTTACTGGTGCAACACCAATAACTATTGAATCACAGAACTCATATGATGTTTCTGCAAATTCTTTCGCTGCTCGTAATGGATTAACAGTAGATACATCATCTGCATTTGGTGCAATATTTATTAATAAAGGTCCAAATAAGTTGTTTGCAAATATTGCTATTGGTTCAAACGAAACAATGGTTAACACAACAACTGGTCAGCAAAATATTGCTATTGGTAATCGTGCATTAAGATATACAACTACTGGTCAAAACAATATTGCTCTTGGTACTGAGTCAGTAAGAGATAACACTACTGGTTCAGAAAATCTTGGTATTGGAACATTTGCTCTTTCAAATAATGAAACAGGTAGCAACAATACTGCAGTTGGTGTTGGAGCAATGGCAAGCACAGGTACAGCAGTAGAACGAAATGTTGCTATTGGTACAGAATCACTTAATCTTACTGAAACAAATAATCAAGTTGCAATTGGTTGGAGAGCATTAAGACTAAATACAGTTGGTGTCTCAAATACCGCTATTGGATTTGGAACATTGCAAAACAATGTTGATGGAACACAAAATACCGCTATTGGAGGAAATGTTCTTGAAACAAATGTAGGTGGCGATAATAACATTGGTATTGGATATCAAGCACTACAACAAAACATTGCTGATAATAATATTGCTATTGGTGTTAGTGCATTACTTTCAGTATCAACTGGTACTCAAAATATTGGTATTGGTACAAATGCACTTGAAGATAATGTAGGTTCTTATAATATTGCAATAGGTCATGGTGCATCCACAAATAATACAAGCGGTGAAAGAAATATTGCTATAGGTCAAGGTGCATTAAATGCTAATACAACTGGTAGTGATAACTTTGTTGCTGGTCAAAATGCACAACAATTTAGTACTGTTAACAGAGTAATTGCAATCGGATCTCAGGCAGCACAAGACAATCAACGAGATGATACTATTGCTATTGGTGATAATGCACTTGCAAATAATACAACTGGTCAAGTTAACCTTGCTATAGGTAGTTCTGCACTCCAAGCATGTACTACTGGATCTGGCAATGTTGCTTTGGGTGCGTTCTCACTGCAAAGCCTAACAACTGGAAATAATAACCAGGCACAGGGTGCTCAAGCATTACAATATATGACTACTGGTACTGCTAATACTGCCGTTGGAAACTTGGCAGCAAACTTAACATTTACTGGTGGACAGAATACTACCCTTGGTGGCGGAACAATGATTCAAAATGTTACTGGATCATTTAATACTGCAGTTGGGCAACAGGCATTAACAAATGTTACAGATATTATTTCCTCCCTTGGAGCAATAACTCCTGGTTCAGGTTATGTTGATGGAACTTATACAAGCGTTGGCCTAATTCCTAATCATCCATATCTAAGTATAATACCTGCAACAATTGTGGTATCAGGTGGTGCGGTAACTTCTGTAACACTTACTGGATGGAATGGTGGTGTTAGAAGTGGTGCAGTTCTATCACTTGGCATTCCTTCTTCATTAGGTGGTACAGGATCAGGATTTAGCGTTCCTGTAGCAACAATAACTTCTTCTGCATCTAATAATACCGTTCTTGGAAGACGAGCATCTCAACTACTTCGCAGTGGTTCTACCAATACAATTATTGGTACTGAAGCAGGTCAAAACGGAACTGGTTATTCACGAAATGTGTTTCTTGGATATCAAGCAGGGCAGAATGAAACTAACTCTGATAGACTTTACATATCTAACACAAATACAGCAACACCATTAGTATTTGGTGAGTTTGATCCAGCAGGCGGTAATACTGGAAAGATTAGAATTACTGGAAGATTTGAGTTAGCACCAGCCTATGTTCCAACACTTGCTACAGATCCTGGCAGTCAAGGACAAATAACATGGGACAGCGATTATATTTATGTATGCGTTGCATCCAATACTTGGAAGCGAGTAGGTATAGCAACATGGTAAAATTAACTAAGGGAAAAGGGTAAACAATGAGTCTATCAAAAAGACTAAAAGCATCTGGTGAAGCCAGAGATATGAATAGTCAGTACATACTTCCATTGATTCCACCTCGTCCTTTGTTTGGTGTTGCCAATACAGGAACATATGTAGACACAGAGTCTGCTATTCGTACATCTACCGTTTATTCTTGCGTAAGACTGCTTGGAGACACTATCGCTTCATTGCCAATGGGTGCTTATGTACGCAGAGGCCGTAATCGCCTATCTTATACATCAGTATATGGCTATACTCCAGAATGGGTAAATAAGCCAAACCCAGAAACAACAAGATTAGAATTTATTGAGCAGGTAATTACTTCTCTACACTTGCATGGTAATGCATTTATTTTGACGGTACGAGATGATAATGATGAAGTAACAGAACTATTTGTATTAAACCCAAATGAAATAAGAATTGAAAGACCTATTCCAGGACAGCCTCTTGTTTATAGAGTCAAAGATGTAGAAAATGGTTTATATGACCAAATTCTTACAAGCAAAGAACTTTTACATATTCCACTATTTAGAATGCCAGGATCATACTATGGCCTAAGCCCAATTGGTGCTTGCCGTATGTCTGTTGGTATTGCACAGGCTTCTGACACATACGCTGCATCATATTTTGGTAACGCATCAAATCCTGGTGGAGTTATTGAAGTTGCAGGAGAATTAAATGCAGAACAGGCAGGAGATATTGCTCGTAACTGGCAAGAATCACATGCTGGACCATACATGTCTGGTAAAGTTGGTATTCTTTCTGGTGGTGCTGCATTTAAGCCTCTTCAACTAAACGCTGCAGACGCACAACTCATAGAGGTCAGAAGATTCAATGTGGAAGATATCGCAAGAATATTCCGTGTCCCACTAAGCCTATTAGGTCATCCTACACAAGGTGCCATGTCTTATGCATCTGTTGAAGCACAGAACCTTTCATTTGTGCAACACTCACTACGCCCACTATTGGAGCGTTTAGAGCAAGCACTATCTCCACTACTTCCTGAGTCAGATGGATTTATTAGATTTAATCTTGACGCACTTTTGCGAGGTACAACAATTGAGCGTTTTGATGCCTACACAAAGGGACTAAGAGAAGGCTTCTTGTCACTAAACGATGTACGCAACTACGAAGACTTATCATCACTTGGAGAGCCAGGAGATCAATACAGACTTCCTCTACAAAACATTGATGCTAATCAGGCACCACTTGTTGGAGATAAGATGAAGGCTGAAATTGCATCTATTCTTGTTCAGGTTGGTTACAACCCAGATGATGTGGCTAAGATGCTTGATATGACAGATCTAAACCATACAGGACTTCCTTCTGCACAGTTGCAGCAGGTAGCACTGGTTGATCCAGCAGATCCTGAGTCAGTTTATGATACGAAGGTGACTGAATAATGCCTTACGGAATATCAAATAGTCAAGAAGATTGCTCAACATGGGCAACGGTAAAGCAAGAAGATGATGGTTCATACACTACTCTTGCTTGTCATGACAGCAAAGAAGAAGCAATAGATCAAATGGTCGCTATTTCACTTGATGAAGGTGTAGAGGCCCTTGGAGAAATTAACTCAACAAATAAAAAAGCAAGGAGCAAGATGAAAAAGACTGAACGCCGTACCTTTACGGTCAGAGACATAGAAGCAAGACAGGCAGAAGACGGTACTATGCGTATGGCAGGCTATGCTGCAGTATTCAATGAGGCTTCCTTGCCACTACCGTTTATTGAGAAGATTGCACCAGGTGCATTCACAAAGACACTTCAAGAGACACCAGATGTTCGTCTATTGGCTAACCACGAAGGATTGCCTATGGCCAGAACTAAAAACGGTACAATGAGATTGTATGAAGACGAAAGAGGACTATACTTTGAAGCAGAGTTAGCAAACACACAAGAAGCAAGAGATCTATATACTCTTGTTGAGCGTGGAGATGTTGACCAAATGTCTTTTGCATTCCGTGTTATCCGTCAAAACTGGAGCAAAGACCGTACAGAAAGAACCCTTACAGAAGTAAGCCTTGCTGATGGTGATGTATCAATCGTCACATATCCTGCATACCCAGCAACCTCAGTAGAAGCAAGAGAAGCCATTAAAAGGGCTATCCTGCAAATAAAAGAGGGCAGAGAAGTAAGTGGTGATTCACTATTAGTATTAGAAAGTGTATTTGGAGACTTAGCAGAAGGTCATGAATATATCATGAAGGCTGTAGAAGTTATGGGTACACTACTTGGAAATAATGGCGTAGAAGGAGAGGAAGAAGATTCTTCAAGCCCATTAGAAGATGTTGAAGAGCAAGAATTAGAAACTTCTACAAGCATCATAGATGTAGTAGATGTTCCTGGACAAGGTGCAAAGATTGTTGGAGATCATCCATCAGTTCTAAATTTCCTTCCAGATAATATGCCAAGATCAATGTCTCTTCGTTTAGCAAAAGCAAAGAGAAACAATATAAAATAATATTCCTATCTAACAAGATAGGTAGAAGTCGGAGTTAGGCTCACACCCGTAAGCGTCGTGAAATCCATAACCACCACCTCAAACTAACATAACTCACAAAAGGAGAACAACAAATGTCTTATTTAGACAAAGTAATTGAACGCCGTGATGCAGTTAAGGTTGAAATGGATGCAATTCTTGAAGCAGTTGCTGCAGAGAATCGCACAGACCTTACAGAAGATGAGTCAGCAAAGGTTGATGCCCTTGTTGAGGAGTCACGCTCATTGGATTCAAAGATTGAAAAGTTGACTGCACAAGCAGCAGCAGATGCTAAGGCATCAGAGGCTCGTTCAGCAGTTGCTGAAGTTGCAATGCCAAAGGTTGGCGGAGCAAAGGTAACTCGTGAGGCTCGCACATACACACCTGAATCAGGTCTATCATTCGTTAAGGATGCATTTGCAGCAAAGTTTGGAAACGACTATGCAGCAGCAGAGCGTCTTGCTCGTCACTCTCGTGAAGAAGAGATTGAGCGTCGTGATGTAGGAACTGGCAACTTTGCTGGTCTTGTAATTCCACAATACCTTGTTGATCTTGCAGCACCACTTGCTCGTGCAGGTCGCCCAACAGCAGACTTCGCAACAAACAAGATGCTACTTCCAGCAGCAGGTATGACACTAAACATCTCACGCATGACAACTGGTACATCAACTGCAGTTCAGGCTTCTGAAAACGATGCAGTATCAGAGACAAACGCTGACGATACACTACTTACTGTAAATGTTCGTACAATTGCAGGACAGCAAGATATCTCAAAGCAGGCGATTGAAAGAGGAACAGGCATTGACCAGTTCATCATTCAGGACCTTGTTCGTGGATGGCACACAACACTTGATAATCAGATCCTAAACGGTTCTGGTACATCAGGTGAAATCGTTGGTTTAGCAAGCACTGCTGGTATCAACACAGTTGTATACAACGAGGCTTCACCAACAGCAGAAAACCTATATCCAAAGTTGGCAGATGCTTACCAGAAGGTACAGACAAGCGTATTCCAGAATCCAACACACTGGATCATGCACCCACGCCGTCTTGCATTCTTGCTTGCATCAGTTGATCAAGCAGGTCGCCCATTAGTTGTACCAACACTTGGTGGACCAATGAACGCAATGGCTACAGGTTCAGGACAAGCATACTACGGTAACTCAGGTTACTCATTGATGGGTCTACCAATCGTTGCAGATGCAAACATCCGCACAACTATTGCTGGATCTGAAGATGAGATCTACTGCGTAAATGCAAACGAACTACATCTCTGGGAGCAGGCTGGATCACCATTCGCATTGAACTTTGATGCAACAGGTGCAGGCTCACTCACAATCAAGTCTGTAGTTTACGGATACTCAGCATTTACTGCTGGTCGTTATCCAGGAGCAGTTTCTGTAATTAACGGAACTGGTCTTGTAACACCTACATTCTAAGTTAGATTTGCATAGTTAATTCTATGCAATACTTAGAGTAATCTAAGGAAGGGCAGGCTGGCAGACGCCCCGATTTGTCAGCCTGTTCCTTTTTAAAAGGGAAGTTATGAAAAAACTTAAAAAGATTTTTAGAATTAAAAAAGAAACAGCAACTGCTTTGCCCAAGACGGAAAAAGCAATGTTGCCTAAATTGGAGAAGAGGAGCAAATGAGTAGACCTACACTTGCACAGAGTCAGCAACCTACTAATGCCTATACGACATTGGCAGATGTAAGAAACAGCCTTCAAATTGAAGACAGTTTGGATGATAATGAAATCCAAATGGCTATTCTTGCTGCAAGCCGTATGATTGATGACTACTGCCAAAGGTCTTTCTATCAAGAAGGAACACTTGCTGCTCCAGTAACAAAGTACTTTACACCTGTAAATCCGTGGTATTTAGAGATAGATGACCTTGTTCAACCAACAGAAATAGCATCAAGAGCAAATCAATCTGGACCATTTACACAAATATGGAATTTAGATACAGATGTTATGTATGAGCCAGTAAATAACCCAGAGACAGGTAAGCCAGTAACCAGACTATTAGCAATTCAGACATATGTCTTTCCTTACTTCTTTCCTCAGACAGTAAAAATAACTGGAGTTTGGGGCTGGTCTTCAATTCCTTATGAAGTAGAACTTGCTTGTAAAATACAAGCATCAAGATTATTTATTAGAAAGCAATCTCCGTTTGGTATTGCAGGCTCTGTAGAATTAGGAACAGTTAGACTTAATTCTCGCCTTGATCCAGATGTTGAGATGCTATTAAAGACATTTAGAAGAAACTTTGGATTGGCGTACTAATGGCTATTACCAATGTCAATGGCGTAAGAGATGCATTAAAAGCAAATTTGCAGACAATAACCAACTTGAGAGTCTATGACCTTATTCCAGATGTTATTGTTCCGCCATGTGCAGTAGTAGGGCAATTAGATTTCACATTTGATGTTGACAATATGCGTGGTTTAGACCAAGCATCTGTTGATGTATTTGTGATTGTTCAAAGAATATCTGAGAGAACAGGACAAGAGAAACTTGACAATTTCTTGGCTGGAAGTGGTAATGGATCAATCAAGACTGCTTTGGAATCAGATAGGTCGTTAGGTGGACTTGTAGATACTCTAAGAGTCATAACTGCTGAAAGTGGCACTTATACTACTGGAGAAACGCAATATTTATCTTATCGTTATAACCTCACAATTTGGGGCTAAGGAGAAAACAATGGAATATACAGTTACCTCAAGTAAAAAAGTTTGCGGTAAGATTAATGGTGAAAAACTTACCCAAGATGATATACTTAGTGCAGGAGGAAGTGTTGAACATCTTCTTGCAGCAGGGCATATCAAAAAAGCAGGACAGACACCAAAGGCAGTAAAAGAAGAACCACAAGTGCTAAAGGATGAACCAGAAGCATTTGCTTTTAACAATTTCAATTACGAACAAGGAGATAAATAACAATGGCTCGTATAGTACTTACAAATGTTGAAGTTTTAGTGGGAGCAGTTGATCTCAGCGATCATGTTGCTTCAGTAACACTTTCATCAACTTATGATGTATTGGAAACCACTGCATTCGCAGGAGGAAATGTTCCAAACGCAGCAAAGACAAGAATTGCAGGATTGGCTGATAACTCAGTTACTCTTGAATTCCACCAAGACTTCGCAGCAGGCGAAGTAGAAGCAACAGTCTACCCAATGTTGGGTACAACACAGACAATCAAAATAAAGCCAACAACTGGACCAATTGCTGCAGATAATCCTGAATACATGGTATCAGCGTTGGTTTCAGAGTGGACACCACTAAATGGTGCTGTAGGCGAATTAGCAACAGCATCTGTTACATGGCCTGTCTCAGGAGCAATCGTTAAGGATGTAACTCCTTAATATGGCTAAGATAGTTCTAACAAATGCGTATGTTGTTTTTGAGGGCACTAATGATTTTAGCGACCTTATTTCAAGCATAACGCTTTCTACTGTTCATGATATTTTAGATGTGACTCCTGTACAAGAAGGTCAAATCTACAAAGAGGTCATAGCAGGAGTTGGAACTAACTCAGTATCTTTTGAT